ATATAGTCCATTTGGACAATATACAAGAACCCAATAATTTTTATTTGATGGAAACTTATTTTCAATTTTTATCCATTCATTCATCTTGACCCTTTATAAAATCCTTATAAACCTGTAAAGGTGTTCTTTTGTGAAAACAATTTGTTTCTAAACTACACAATATTTCTGTTGCTTTTTTAGAATATTGTTGATCCTCAGCATATCTTCTACGCCACATTTGAATTTCTTCATTCATATCTTGAATGTGTATATATGCTTTATCTGCATCATCTAAATAATGTAAATGATGGTTAAGAGACATTAATAACCAGTGTATTTCTTTATTCATCTTGACCCTTTATTTCTGTAAACCTAAAAGAGGTTACAGGCTTCGATCTATATTTATCAAGATCTACATTTTTTAACTCCGGTATGTCAACATATGACACTCTACCTTTAGTCGTTTGCTTTGCAATTCTTACGCCGTTACACTCGCTAGATTGACCCTCACACATCTTGATAATAGTGTCTCTTAAAAGCTCGTCTTTTGCTTCCAAGAGCTTCATTTCAGCTTTAGTTTGTTTCCATACCTCCAAGTGAAATTGAAGCTCTCTTGAGTCTCTTTTGACGAAATCACGATCACATGCAAGGGGGGGCGTAAAGTCAAGAAGCATTTTAAAAAATTCACGTTCTTTATTAACCATCTTTTCTATAAATTCTAAATCAGGTCTAACCTCTATTATTTTTTGACTTTCTGGAGTATATGAAAAATAATAAGCAATATCAGCTTCAGAAACCCAGAGACAATGTTGAATCTGGCATAAATAGTAATCTGGGATGATTCCATCTAAAGCTAATTGATGATTTTTTTGACCATTAGCTTTTATTTCAAGTATCTCATTTTTAGAATTCATTCCATCTAAAGAGGCAATAGCCCATTTTTCTTGAGGATGCTCTACAACTATAGGTTCAAAATTACTATCTGTTATTTCATTAAACAACTGGAGTGCAATTGGCTCAAGATCAACTCCACGTTGCATATTAGAATTCATTTTTTGAGTCTCTCTTAAAGAAAGTTTTTCTTCCCATAATGAAAGTGCGCTAGCCCACGGATTAAGATTCAAAATTTTTGCGGAATCTGTTCCACTTATTTTTGTTTTTTTCCATTCTATCCATTCAGGACTTCTTTGAATTAAATGTGCTTCCATGTTATACCTTTAATTGCTCTTTCTGCTGTTGTATAATTTACTGAAAATAATTTAGCTATTTCAGTAAATGATTTATTTTCAGTTATTCTTAATTTTCTCATTTCTAAAACAATTTCAGCAGTTAATTTAGCATTACAATTTCCTTCTCCAGACAAACTTTTTGAAGGAATATTCTCATGTATAATTCTGTTTATATGCCACTGGTGTACCCCAAATAATTTACCAATATCCCTTTGCCTAATACCTTGATAATGCATATTTATTATTTTTTCACGATCCTCGGTGCATATTTTTCTTTTCTGGATAGGCTGCCTACCTTTTTTAATCATGTCTTGAGTGTTGTCTTTATGGCTTCCTAAAAACAAATGATCAGGATTAACACAAAATCTATTATCACAAGTATGGCAAACACATTTTCCATTTGTTTTTTCGTTTTTTAATAAAATCCAAGATGATTTATGTGCTGTCATAGTTTTTTTATTTAACCAAAATTGTCCATATCCTGTTTCAAAATAAGATCCTTTCCAAATCCAACAAGATTCTGATTTATCAACAAACTTTAAAAACCTTTGAACAGGATCTTCAGTTGTTTTGTAACAACCGCAAGAAATTATAGGACAATTATTTTTATTAAAATCAGCAGTACACAAAATGCGAGTATTTCCACACTCGCATTTTGCTTTCCAAAATTTATTATAATTATTTCCCGCGTGAGAAAACTCAATTATTGTTAATAATCCTTTTTTACGTCCAATCATTCAAAAATCTCAACTTCTGGTTTGTCAGCCATTTCTTTCTCAAGTAACTCTTTTTGATGCTCTTTATATCTTGTTACAAGCTTATCTTTTATTCCTTGATAATCTTTAATTTGCAAATGCGCCAATGTTTCAATACCAAATGCTTTTCTTAAATATTCACTAAATCCTTTTTGGGCATCAGCAGAGCATCCGTTTTTAAGTTCGCTAAGTTCAAAAAACTCAGGCTCTCCAATGTAAAGCGGCTTGACATTGTCGATTTTATCCGCCTGATCCATCTCCTCTTGTCCATAAATACCAGACATTTCTGCTGGGAACGCCTTTCTTAAAGCTAAACTCTCAGCGCATTTAGATAACATGCATCTAGGCATTTTTTTCCATAGCGGAGATCCTGCATTGTACTCGTTAAAATGAGCATTTGCACTCACTTCATGCCACGTTCCGTCTCTTGTCTGTTTCATCACATAGCTTGTTGCAGCTTCAAGATTGCCGTTTTTGTCATAAGAAAATGTTGGCTCACGACCGGGAGCATATTTACCTGTTCTATCTGCAATTAAACGAAATCCATCAATAGATGTTTGTATAGTTCTTTGATTACCACGCGGAACAGAATAAATCTGCTTTGCAAACGGATCAAGTCCCGACCTTTGGCAAGCCATGAGAAAAAATTGCAACTCTTCATGTGATGCACCCTTGCAGATGCTATTTTTAATAAGCTCAATTTGATCAGGGTTAAAATGTGATGTCGGAGCTTGAAACTTTTCGATTTTTGTTAATGCTGTCATATTTTTCCTTGTTTTTGATATATTTCTATATCATTTTTTTTTGGTATATTTGTTTATCAATGTATTGATTGTTTATTTTATAGCTACTGCTATCCCGCAGACCGCCATTATTAGCATCATTTCGCATAAAATTAATTCAGTCATAATCTTGCTCGTTCTTCTCGTATGTATCATATTCCATTTCAAACTCGGTAAAATCGCTTTGTATTGCGTAGGCGTGGACAGACCTTAATCCGTTTTCTCTAAATAAATCCTTCGCAGATTTGACGCCATCAAGGTAAGCATATGCAACAAATTCTGCGTATTTTCCAAGTAATCTTTCGGCGTGGCTTGCGTACTCATCCATCATACCCTGATACATTTGCGTTGTTGCAAAGTCTTGATCCTCGCAGTCTTTAAAGAACTCGTAACATGTTGTCATAAATTATTTTCCTTTACTTATTGAAAGTGTTATGCTATTGTCTTGGCAAAAGCATATCTCATTTTATGGATTAATGCAAGAAAAAAAAGAAAAAAAAGAAGGATTTTTTATGAAACTGAAAGAATATCTTGTAAACAATGGAATAGTACATTCATATTTTGCAAAACAAATAGACACAACATCCCCGCAATTGTCAATGTGGTTAAATGGAAAAGCTAACCCAAGATTAGAATCTATTGTAAAAATTGAGGAAGTAACTAAAGGTAAAGTTACCGTGAGAGACTGGATCAAACCACGAGACAAAGAAAACTCACAGCAAAAATAAAAAAGATTATATAGATGCCGACTAACCAGCAGCACAAAGAATCGTTAAATATTTCTTTAAAAATAGCTTTCATCCTGACTCCTAAAAGTAAAATATTAGGTTTACACTATGCAAGAAAAAATTTAAAGATATTTAAAATAAACTTTGAAAAGAGTAACGTAAATGAAAAAAGCCCACCGAGTTGGTGGGCTCTATCTCGGGGAGGAACACAACTAACTACCCGACTAGACAATAACACTGCGTTCTAAAGGAACGTGGGGGATTATATATGACACATATATAAGATCAACTTACCAGAGCTGATCTAATAATGTAAAGTAAATAGTCCTTAAAATCAAGTTATTTCTGTCGGTCAGTTAGATTTCCTCCCTATTAAAAATTAACTTAATAGGAAATATTATGTCAGAATCTATCCAAAATATACTTAAAGCTCATTTTTCAATTAAAGAAGAAAAAGCAGATCATCATTACAGAACAGAACTTCCAAACATCATTTTTGAACTTCCTTTAGACGCATTTGAATTTAGGGTTTATGCGTTTATCAAAAAAATAGCTGGTGATAGTGGCGGTTGTTGGATGTCTAAGCCAAATCTTTCTAAAGAATGTGGTATATCAAAAAGAAAAGTTGATGAATGCATTATAAAATTATGCTCTCCATTTGAAGAGCTTAATGGAAAATCTCTTCTTACTCAAATTTCAAGAGAAAATGAATCAAATGTTTTGATAATTACTGATATATGGAGAATAAATGGGGATTACTACAGAGAAAATTCAAAAAAAGATAATGGGTGCACACCGTGCAGGGGGGGGGTGCATGATATGCAGGGGGGGGGTGCACAACCTGCACCCAAAGAAGAACCATCTAACAAGATCTCTTTAAGAATTGATGATGGAATGAAACCTTCGGTTTCAAAGTTAAAAATTCTTTTTTTAAATGGAACAGAACAGGAGCTTTCAAAAGAAGATCTTTATTCTTTGGCAGTAACAAGTAGATCAAATTGGGGTGTTTCGGATATTGAATACCTCTATGGAAGGCTAGAAACTTATGATGGAAGCCGAATTTCAGACTTAAAAAAACTTTGCGATAAAATTCTGGCTAATAAATCAAAAGCTGATAGAGCAGAAAAATATGCAGGTAAAGAAAAATCAAAGGAAAAGCCAAGACCTTCACATGAAAGCATTCCAGTTAAACCATCTCAAAACTTAAGATGTTTCGGAGATGTTTTAAAAGAGATGGAAAATAAAAAGAAAGCATGATATAATTACTGCAAAAAAAGGAAAATTAATGACAGAAATAAAATACCCATTTCATGAAGAATATCAAAAAGCTTCAATGCCTAAGATTATTCAGGAAGATGAAATTATAAATAAATTAAATGCTTGGTATAAAAAACCTCAATACTTATTTTATTTTACCGGTAAAGTTGGAACAGGTAAAACTTATTTTGCAGCATCTATTTATAATCTTTGTGTTGAAAATAAGGTTAATGTGAGAGCTTTTACCGAAGCTAATTTCTTATCTCATCTTAGAGAGGGTATGGATAAAATAGACGCTATAGCAGAAGTAAATAGACTTTGTGAATGCGATGTTTTTATTCTTGATGATCTTGGAAGTTCTTCAATGACAGCTTGGCAAAAAGAGAATCTTTTTACTATGGTTGATATAAGATGTTCCATGAAAAGACCTACATTGATAACCTCAAATCTTTTGAAACAGGATTTACATGATACATTTAGCGAACGATTTTCTTCAAGAATTTATGCTGCAAGAAATGTTGTTGTAACTTCAATGGGAGAAGATAGAAGATTGGATATAAACTTTGGCAAAACAGATTTAACCCCCGAAAATAACCAAAACTAAGGCAATTTACCCTTATTTTTTAAACAAAATAGAGAAAAACATGTTAGTGGAAATAATTACATCACTAGAAATTAATACCCTTCAAAATAAAATAAATGATTTTTTTATAGGAGTTCCTATAGTTGTTTATGATATAAAACTTTCACAGAGCGAGGATGCGCATCATGTTCATCACACAGCTATGATTATTTATAAAAAAATTGATGATGATAGATATAAAAAACAGGCTTTTTGGCATCTTCAATATTATTCATAATCAAAAATAAGGAGTCCTATGTCACCGATAAACTTTAGTCTCTACGAAGAGCTTCCGGAACCTTACTTTTTACAGCTTCAAAGGAAAGAAGCAGAAGAAAAAGCGAAAGCCGAAAAAGAGAAGTGTACGGAAAAATCGAAAGGTTGTTATACATCAGAGCATGAAAAGAAGTTGGCTACAGACATTTAATTCGTATTTAGGATTTAAACATGAGATGGACTACAGATTTGTAATCCCCGAAGTGAGAAGAATATATCTATGAAACCTGAATATGATGCAAAACTTAATCTTACGGTCGATGTAGTCGAAACTAAAGATGGCTATGCATTCACTTTACATCATGCAAGAAAAGCGACTACGTGGCAAGTAAGAGCGCTTGGAGCAGGATTTCAGCGAGTGATGGAAATCGTTGATAAGCATAATGAGGATTTGAAGGGTACTTAGTGACAAACAGAGAAATGGCTAAACTTGTTTATCAAGATATTATTTTTGCTTTTCAAGAAGCTCAACAAAAAGTTGAGTGTCAACTCTTTATGCCTTCTTTTATTAGAATCGGCAATGAGGCATTTTTTTATGATGATTTATATCGTGACGAGATAACCGCAGGTTTTGAAATTTCGGATAACTTAAAATGAAAATCAAGCTTCCGATAAAAACAGTGAGTGAGGCTATGAGTTACTTTGGATTTTACGAGCATACATGCCAAGGAGCAAATAATGCTAAAACTTGGCTCACCCCTTGTGGTACAGAATTTTATCTATTTTTTAAAGGTGGTGACGAACCTGAAAGATGCACATGGATTGAGTACTGTCCTTACTGTGGAATTAGACCAGAGACTTTAAAAAAAAACTGGGGAAAGAGGGTAAAAGAACCATTTTCAGGTCGTTACGAAAATGGTATAGGTACAAGTCCTGTAAAAAATATTTATTGGGAAATTATTGAACCAGAAAACGGAAAATCTTGTCTTGTAGTTCATTCCCAAAAAGGATTAAAAGAAGAGAATGCAGATTCTTGGAAATGCGATTTTTGCGATGCTGTCATAGTAAAAAAAGAGTCGGAATGATTATCAAGCTCCCGATAAAGACAGTATCAGAAGCAAATTTAAGTAGAGAGCATTGGACGAAAAAGCATAAAAGGCACAAGCTACAGAAAGAGGCGATAAAGCTTGCATGTAGTAGGCTAATAACACCCGATCTTTTACCCTGTACGATTAAGTTAACTCGAATTGCTCCAAGAAAGTTAGATCAGTGGGAAAATCTCCCATGCAGCTTTAAATTTATCCTCGACTCGCTGGCTGATTTATTAGTCCCAGGCAAGGCAATAGGTCAATCCGATTCAGATAATCGAATACAGGTCATTTATGATCAAATTAAGGGTATTCCTCATGAATATGCAATTGAGATTGAGATAATACCCACCCTTGATCACCAATAATTAAGTTTTTTGTTAGTTGTGGCAAATATGACGGACAAGAATTTCAACAGTAGCCTTTAACTCTGCTACTTCTTTTTTAAGAAAGCATATCTCTGCGTAAGTGCCTTTCCTAACTTTATTAGTCGACAGCTTTATTTCTTCCGTCATCCTGATAAGCCTCTCAACCTCAGTTTCATTTATGCTCTGCCAAAAATCAAATTGGAGTTCATGCTTTACAAGTTTTATTTGACTTTGATCTATTGTTTTAAAAAATTCTATTGCTACGGAACTCATTTTCTTTATCTATAATTTAAGATTAAAGAATATTGTACAATAAGAAGGAATAAAATGAAAGCAAAATAAGAAACCGTAAGTTGTATTCAGCAACCTACGGCAGAGTTCGTGGAGTCGAAGCCACTGTTTAGCTCAAAAACTAGGTGGGGACCAGTTGTTTTTGTATATATATATATATTTACAGCAATTGGGAATAAAAGAGAAGAAGTTTTAACAACAGCGAGACAAGTTAAAAACCTAAACCATGCCTCTCTGCTGAAAAAAGACGAACGTAGCACGATTGCTACGCCGCCAATTTTAGAGTTCAATTCAAAGTCTTAAACAATATTCAGTAAATTGATTCTACGTGAGAGATTAGCAATTTAAGAATTTTCGTTCAAGGCTTCTTTGATAGTAAACCAATGTTTATTTATCATCATGCCATTTTCAAAAACCGTGCTTTGATTTAAGACAAAACTATCAATAATTCCGATTAAATCTTTTCCGGTCATTAAAGATTCTGATGAAAAAAAAGATTTAGCAAAATCATCTAATATTTTCATTCTATCCCTCATTAAAATATCAGAAATTTCGTTAATCTCTTTTCGGTCTGTCGATTCCATTAGTACCTTTTGGGGTTTGAGGTGCAGGCGGTGACTCTAAGCACAAGATACTAAACATAATCGCGGATAGCGTACATAATAAAAGTTTATTCATCATCATCGCACCCGCAATCTTCATTGCAACCCTTAACAAGCTTTTCTAATACAGATTCAAGTCTATCAATTTCAATGTAGCACTCATTAAGTTTACTGCCAAGCATTGCCATTTGTCTCGTATACATAGTTTCGCATTTATGCAAAGTTTTAAGTTTCTCTTCAAGTTGCTCAACAATAATTTTTGAATCATTTTCATCTAACATATTTTTTACCTCAATTTTTTTCTTACACAATATTCGGATTTTCGATATATATCAAGATGAAGTTATTAACCATAATTTTTCTCCCTTTTTTGTAGTTAATCGGTGTTACTTTCTAGCACTCCTTAAAAAAGAGTGCTAGTTTTTTATTTTATATTATGTCTCTCATCAAAATATCCTTTTTGGAAATTTCCGATAATTTCTTTATTATTTTTTCCGTCAAATAAATGCTCAATATCTTTTAAGCCTATAGTGTAACCCTCATTTGTATTTTTTAAAAAACAATTTCTTCCGATTAATCGTGCTTCTTTGTATAAATCATTTTTCATTTTTTACCGCCTCTTTTATCAGCTCATAAACATAATCCTGCATAGATTTGCCAAGATCAACGCAAACATGTTTCATTCTTTTGTGTGTTACGGGATCAAACCTAATATGTAACATCATACTTTCTTTTTGATTCATTTATTTTTCCTTAACGTTAAAGATGTAACTTGTAGCAATGTAGCAAAACAAATTGAAGTAAGCATCTCAATTTTATCTTCGTAATAAAGATCATAGCAAGCAGATATCATAAAGATACCTGCTACAAAGGTTAAAAATGTTGCAATGTTATTCATTTTGTTTCCTCTAACTTTTCTACTTCTATTAAAAATATTTTGCATGCTTCTTGTGTTATATTTACTCTATCGAAATAGTGTGACTCGATAAAGTCATTAAATAATGTTTCTGCTTCATGATCTGTCTCTATGCGTGACATCATTGCAAATTTAGGGCTATTTACAATATTTCTTGCCTCAACTTTTGAAAAAGAGCCATCTTTAAAGCACATTAAGAGAAAATCTGCCATGTCTGTAATCATCGTAACCATCCTTTAGGTTTGTTGTGTTATGATACCAATATAACAAAGTTACAAATATAACACAAGAAAAAAGATTGCTTTTATTTAATAAATTAAATACTTTACGGTGTAACAGGTGGTAAAATGTTTAGAGTAGGGCAAAAACTCGAAGGCGAAAAGAACAAAGTTTTTACTTATCCTATGTGTGAATACGACGAAAACGGCTTTGTAGATGCTTCTAAGTATATCCCGGTAGACTTTGATTTGTTGTTGTTAGAGTGTGAGAACGATAACCTTAAATTTAATATTTATGGATGGCACACAGGCAACGGATGGGATGGTTTTAGGTATAACGGTGAAAAGGTTTTGCGTTGGAAAAAGAAACATAGTAACGAAGATATAATAAAAGAGTATCATTAGAGATATGGCAGAAGAGAAATACACAGGCGGTCGTTTTAGAAAACATGATCGTGATGATATAGCTAATAAACTTGTTGAATGGGCAAAATTAAGTACTAGTATAAATCTTTGTAAATTCTGTTTTGAAAACGAAATAATACCTCAACAACTTTCAGAATGGGCAAAAAATGATGATAACTTTCGCGAAGCACTACAATTTGCTAGAGTATGTTTAGGTTTTAGAAGAGAAGAAAAGTTAAATTCCGGTGAAATACATACAGTAGGATATAATCTAAATGCCTCAACGTATGATTACTTTTTAAAAGAAGAAAAACGAGATCAAATTACCTTCGAATCGGAAGTACGAAAAAAAGAACAAACCGAAATTGTTGATAAATATGTTTTTGGATTAAATTATAAAAATGACAGTAACGATACAATCCAAATTCCATCCGAGAGTTTACCAGATACCACCCCTTCAAGCACTGAATAAAGGCACTAAGCGTTTAATTTGGTGTTGCCATCGAAGAGCTGGTAAAGATTTAACGATATTTAATTGGTGCATAGAACAGCTTGTTAAAGAAACATGCACTTGTTTTTATATCATGCCCACATACTCACAAGCTAAAAAAGTTATTTGGGACTCTACTACAAATGACGGCTTACGAATTTTAGATTATATTCCAGAACAGTTTATTGCTCAAAAAAATCAACAGGAAATGAAGATACGCCTTATAAACGGCTCTCTATTTCAGCTCATAGGTTCAGATAACATTGATAGCTTGATGGGTACTAACCCTAAGATTGTTGTCTTTTCAGAGTATGCTTTACAAACACCTGACGCATGGGATTTTATACGCCCTATCTTAAAGATTAATGGCGGTACAGCGATTTTTATTAGTACGCCACGAGGTCGTAATCACTTTTACGATCTTTATCAAATGGCTAAAACTCAACCTGATTGGTGGGCGCAGACACTAACGTATAAAGATACGGGCATTTTAACAGAAGAAGACGTAAAGAAAGAAATACAAGAGGGGATGAGTGAGGAACTTGCACAACAAGAATATGGATGCTCATTTGATAGGGGGGTTGACGGTGCATTTTACGCTAAACTTGTTACTAAAATGCGCAATGAGGATCGCATCATTCCTCTTAATTATGATCCTTATAAGCTTGTACACGTTTCCTTTGATCTTGGCTGGGATGATTCTACTGCTATTATTTTTTTTCAGATTGATGGCGATCAGATAAAGATTATAGATTGTGAAGAGCATAGCAACAAGACGCTGCACTGGTACAAAGATTTGCTTACAAACAAAGGGTACAAATATGGAACTTATCTATTTCCTCATGACGTGGAACATGTTGACGGTTTATCAACAGGATTAACACGTAGGGAAATATTGGAAGATATGCAAATTCCTGTTACAGTGGTTCCACGTTCTTTTATTGTTGATGGCATAGAGGCTGTTAAAGTATTATTGTCCTCTCGTATTATTATCAATAGTAATAAATGTATGCCTTTGATAAAGTCTATTGAAAATTATCATAGAGAATATGATGAACACAAGAAAGTGTATAAAGAAAAACCATGTCACGACTGGTCAAGTCATTATAATGATTCCCTTAGATATTTAGCAGAAGGATTAAGGTTTATCCATCAGGTTAAGAGAGGTGGTGATGACGACATAAAAGCAATTAATGCCTACTGGGGGTTATAGAATGAATGTTTTTCTTGATATGATACATAAATCAAATAAAAAGCATTTTATAGGTGATTTAAAATGTTGCGGAGAAACCCCAGACTATGTATTTAAGGATATATTTGTTTTAAAAAAAATGCCTTCTTTATCAATCAGATGTGATAAATGCAATAAAGAAAAAACTATGTATTTAAATAAAAACATTAAATTTCATTGTGAAGATCCTACTTTGCTTGAGGCTATAAAAATTTTAAAATCAAAATGGAATGAAGAATGACTAACGAATTACAATGTAAAACCGCTTTACATGATGAAGATATTTGTAAAATACAACACATGATAAGCAAGATCGATCGTCTCAATGAAAAGTGTGAAGAAAATATGCAGCGTTTAAATGCTATGATGTTAGAGCTAAAAGGAATTATTGCAATGGTAAGACCTATGGCTAAGAAAAATGAATGGTATGGTGAAGAATTCATTATTAAAGATGAATTGGGTAAACCAGACATAAAATATTCTATCAACTATCAACCACCAAAAGATTAATTGAAATAAACCCTTGACACTGTTATTTTGAAATAAAAAATATAATGGTGTTTAATGCCTAGATCCAACGATCCAATTTTCTTTCCAGGGCTTGAAAAAGACAATGACATCAAGCGCATGATGCAAGCTAATTATACTGATTCTATTACAAATTTGCAGGTACAATGGGCGCAAGCAGATTTAGATGAAAGAACGTGGCTTGGTGATCCTGACGCTTGGTCTTCTTTATATCCTATTGGTTTCCATCAAAAAAGAAAGATGTTTAACTTTAACCTAACGCATTCTAGCGTTATGATGGTTACCGGACATCAACGACGCAATCGTAAATCTACAATCGTTATTCCCGTTGTATCACCTATTCAAAAGACAGCAGATCAACTGACTAAATGCTTGTTTCACGTTCACAAGAAAAATGGTTATGGAATATACTCCGATGCCTTTGAAAAAGGGTCTTTAGTTCAAGGCTTTGGGCTTGTTTCAATATTTCCAGACTATGCCTCTGATCCTATTTCACCAGATATTCGTTTAAGATATGTTGATTTTAAATCCATAATGATTGACCCTTTTTTCAGACAAAAAGATTTATCAGACTGTCGCTACGTACATACAAGACAGTATTTCTCAAAAGAAGAAGCTAAGTTTTTATATCCCGATCACGCCGAAGAAATAGAAAATACGCCATCTTTTAATCCTCAAGACAATAAATTCTACTACATGCCAGAAAACTTCGGTTTGACTGTCAGGAATCTCATGGCTATTGATGAATATTGGTATCTCTCACAAAGAGAAGCTATCTACGCTGTCGATGAAAACACACAGGAAGTAAAAGAAATCTTTGGAGACGAAGAAGATATCCGTGTTATCATGCAACAGTTTAAGGGGCAACTAAAGCTTATTCGTAAACCTAAACAGACCGTCAGCCGTGCTATTTTAATTAACGGTCGCGTTATGAGCGATGAGCAAAGACCTTACGGTATCGATCGTTACCCATATGTAGGATTCTATGGTAACTTTAATCCAGATACTCCTTACATTGGTTACAAGTTTAAAGGCATGGTTCGCGATATGCGAGATGCTCAGTATCTTTATAACGTGCGAAAAGTTACAGATTTAGATATTCTTGCATCACAGCAACAAGGATTAAAGGTTAAAAAAGGTGCTTTAGTTACTCCAGATGACAGTTTAAACGTAGGTAACGGGCGTGTATTAGTTATTAGCGATAAGCCACAATATACTATGGATGATGTGCAACCAATGCAAATCATACCTCCATCTCCTGTAATGCTACAGATGGAAGACATGCTAAAGCAAGTCATGCGTGAAATCTCGGGTGTCAACGAAGAACTACTAGGCGCTGCAATTGATGATAAGGCAGGCGTACTATCAATGCTTCGTCAAAGTGCAGGGCTTACCACATTACAAAAATACTTTGATAACTTTGATGAGTCGCAGCAAGAATGCGGAGATATCATAGTTCAAATGATTCAACATTTTTGGAGCTACGGAAAAGTAAAGCAAGTGATAGGCGAGGAGCCGACACCTGAATTTGACGATAAAGCATTCTTTAATTACGGAGCTAAAGTTGTTAAGGGTGTTCTTACAGAGACACAAGAGCAATTAGAATTAGCACAGCTATTTGAGTTACAACAAAGATTCGGCGAAGTATTTCCTGCAGAAGAAATTATCGAGGTTATGACGATACAAAATAAAGATCGTATCATACAAAAACTACAAGCTAATCAGCAACAGCAACAAGAGCAACAGCAAAAAATGGCTGAAATGCAAATGCAACAAATGCAGGTGGATAATGAAACCAAACTTAGCTACGCTAACGCACAGGATGGACTTGCAAAAGAACGTGTTGCTAAAATACAAACAGATATGGCAGTTGCAGAGGATAAGCTTAAACGGGCGCATACGGAAGATACGGCGTCACTATTAAATATATTGAAGGCGATAAAAGAATTAGAAGGTATGGATTTATCACAGCTAGAGCAAAAGATAAACATTATAAATAACATACAAACAGAAGTAACTTCCACGCCGACAACTGGACAAAATCAAGTAAATGTAGCATAATTAATTTTAAATCAGCCTAACGGCTAAGGAGACAAAATGGACAATATGAAGAAACAAGCTGGCATGTCTAACAAAGACTATCAGCCAGGCGAAAAAGAATTTGCAGGTAGCATGATGGGTAAAGCTAATGAGTATATGCCAAGAACCGAAAAGCATATGACAAAAGCAGCTAGCAAAATTAAATCTCAAGCTTTTAACGGTAATAGATATGCCTAAGAGTCAATACGCCGATAGAGATACAGTCGGAACAATTGCTCAACTTGCTGCAAAGTCAAAAGAACGTGTGCAAGTCGGGGACATGGCAAGAGAGCTAATGCCCCAACTTGTTTTTGATTTAAACGAAGCTATTGCAAGTAATCCGTTTGATGATAGACCTTATTATATTATCATTCATGAGAAAAAAGATTTATTGCTTACAAATACAATCTTAAGACGTGTTATAAGACAAGAATATAGACCTTACCCTGAAGAAAATACAAATGTATTTTGGACAGACCCAAAGAGTCAAGAAACATTATTTTGCTGGTGCCTACCTCATAAGACAGAATTTCCAAATATCTTAGCGAATGCATCGCAGTATTGCAAAGAATACATTAAAGATATTATAGCTTATCAAAAAGAAAGACTTGACCATTTTGGCTTTTACAAGTCAGGTGAAACGGAAGACAAGACGCCAATATATTTTCCTATTCCATTTTTTAAAGATCGGAAACTCCGTGGCAAATAATAATTTTTTCCCAAGTAAAGCATATATTCAAGATATTACAAATGCTCAAAATGCCGTGGTAACATTTACGGCAGATCATGAATTTACACTTGGCGAAATTGTAGGGTTTAGAGTAGAACAAGCCTTCGGCATGAATGAAATAAATCAGCTACGATCAAGAATATTTGCTGTAACTAATGATAGCATTACAACAAACATTGACACAACAACTTGGACACCGTTTTCACTTGCTAATCTTAATCAGCCAGGTACAAGTCCTCCTTGTTGTGTGCCTTCAAGCTCTGGTGTTATCCCATATGAAGATGACCCGTCAACAGTCACTCTCTTTGATGCGTTTGATAATCGACCTCTTTAATTATATCAATTCCAAATTTTAACTAGACAAAATCACCTACAAACATTAAATTTTAATTAGACATAAAGTAATTTGTCTAATTTTTAAAATGGTTGAAGCAGGATCACCTCTGCAAAGGAAATTCATGACCGATCAGAATCTAAACAGCGAAGATTTAGAGGTTGCGCCTCTGGATAATATCGATAATGAATCAATGCAAGCACAAGAACCTCAATTGGATGTTGAAGCCCAGCGCAGGGAAGAAGCAAAAGAGAGAGATTTTAGGGCATTGCGTCAGCGTCAAAAAGAGATGGAATGGGAGATAAAGCAAAAGGATGAGATGCTTAACAGGTTTATGCAAACGCAACAACCTCAAGCACAACAAACGATTGCTGAACCAGAAGATGCGGATGAAGACTATGTCCCTGCGGGAAGAGTTAAAGGTATTGCTCGTAAAACAGTAGCACCCTTAGAAAAGAAAATCGCAGAGCTAGAAAGTAGACTAGCTCAACAGGATCAAAATAGACTAATCCAAAACCTAAGATCTCAATATTCCGATTTTGATGACGTTGTAAACGTTGATACAATAGAAATATTAGAAAAACAAGAACCAGAGCTTGCGGCAACCATTGCACAAATGAAAGACCCTTATAAAATGGGGTTGCATAGTTATAAGTATATTAAAGCTTTAGGTTTGATTGATAAAGTTCCCGATGCTAGGCATAAAAAGGAAGTCGTACAAAAATTAGAGAGAAACGCGAAAGCGGTTCAATCTCCAACTGCGTATGACAAAAGACCTATTGCTCAAGCATTTGTTTCAAGTCAAGCGGACAATAAGCGATTATATGAAGAGATGATGGGGTATGCTTCTAAAGCCACTGGTTTCTAAACCATAGGTTTTAATTATGTCAGTTAATCTTGGAAATATGCCTTCCCAGATACAGCAGAATTATACTAACAAATTACTTTCAACACCTGAAAGAAATTGTATCCATAATCTGTTTGCATCCGTTGTAGAAGTACAAGACAATGACGGTTTTATTAATCGTCAATCGCGCTACGACGCTTTAGATACTTTTGAAGTACCTATTGACAACGCTCAGCTCAACCCTCCCTCACAGTTACTCTCAAGGGTAGATGTTGATTGCAGAGTCCGAAATTATGCCACGTACATTGTGCTCACGAGGCAGGTTACTATCACAAACCAAGATCCAATTTTAAATGCCTCCGCAGCTAGGCTTGGACAGGCTTATAAAGAAACTAGTGACGTTCTGCAAAGGGATAACCTTGAATCCAGTGCGTCAGTTGTAAACTGCGTTGGTGGTTCAAACGGTAGAAGTTTAGTTGCCGTTTTAAAATCAAACCTGATTGACTTGGACATCCTCGCTGCTTAAGCAGACGGACAACAGGGCGCAAGCCGGCAGTAATGCCTTGCAGCGTGACAGACTAAGCGGTTTGACCCGATTTATCGGGATGCGATAGTCGAAACTATATGGAAACATATAGAGAGGGGAATAACAAGACCCTCCGCTTAAATGATAGAACCTTTGCGATTAAGGACGTGAATATTTTGAAAAATGCAATCTCTCATAATAAGGACTTCAGCATAATGACTCCGAAAGGTTTCTGTATGCCTAGCGCCTCCATTTTTGAGTGTTGTTTTATCAAATTCAATCAACTCCTTACAGACAGGTTTTTTGTAACGAAGAAAATTAATAATGTTTTTAAGAATATAAGAGAGTTGTTTACTGCAAATACGCCAAGCGATTTGATTCCTTTGTTTAGGATCTTTTTCATTGCGACCAATAAATCTGTAGTGACCACCAAAACGTTCAACAAGCCATTTAAAGATTGGAAATTTTGTGTTGTTGCAATGAATGTAAGCTTTGTAAATATGATTAGGTCGGTTTTTATCGGTATACCTAGTCAAACCAAGGCAACATTCAGCATCAATAAATCCAGAAAGATAGCAGAAATCCAATTCACTAGGTACCTTAGAAAATTCGATATTATTGAGAAGTTCAATGGACTCTCTTTTGATAAGATTTTCAGAATGTTTAAGATCTCTAATTCTATTAAAACAAAACTCCCTTTCTTCTTTACAAGTAGACTTAATAGATCGCAAAAAAGTTTTAGCTTCTTCCAATTTTTCGACAAGGTAAGGAAGGATCTTTTCACTAAGATCAATAGCTTTCTTACCAGTAAGAGAAAAATGGTATTGAGTTTTATGTGTAACGATAAGATCGCTAGAAATTCTAACAGTACCTCCAAATTCATTGGAGAAAAACTCAAGGATTTCTTTATCGGTAGAAGAGATAATAAAAGAGTGAATGTATTTAACATTTCCAGTTCTTTTGTTGATTGTCTTACCAATAAAAAAACAGCCATCTCCGTCAACATATCCAGCGCAATAAGAAGCAATTTGTTTTGTATTCATGATGATAAGTCTAATACAAACAAGCATTTAAGTCAACAAAGTAATAGAGTGGACCTTCCGACAGAAATGGCACTAAGTGATCTTGATGAAATTGTAGCATTGCTACAAACAAATGACGGTGAGTATATTACAAATATGATTGATGCTTCAACAAAGATCGGTACATCACCTTTGGGCGATGCGTATTCGATGATGTGTCACTCACGAATGATTCCTGTTTTAAATAACATTACAGGTTTTAGACGTAAGTTTGAATATGGAACAGGCTCGATTAATACTCTATCCAGTGAATGGGGTGGTGTTAATAATATCCGTGCTTTTATTTCATCTCAAGGTTCAATAAGCGCTAGTGCATCATTACTTGGTAATGATATTGCAAACTGCTTTATTTCAGCGTATGAGGGTTACAAAGTTGTATTCCAAGCAGGCGGAAGAGCTAAGTATATTTATACACCACCAGGCGTATTAAATGACCCAGCGCACCTGCGCCACGCGGCAGCATGCTCGTTTAACAGAAAGGACGAGGGTAAATTTTCCCTGATTGACTTGGAAACCTACTGTCATGCTATTGCAGCATGATTATGGCAACAAGGGGCAAGTAATATTATAATGAATATTGTGTAATATTCATATCCGCTGTATAACGTATACCATCATAAACGATGGAGATAAATTATGCAAAGAATATGTAAGTTATGCAAAGTAGAAAAACCTTTAGAGGAATTTAGAAGAAACAAAAGAAATCAACTTGGTAGAGATTGGCAATGTAAGAAGTGTCGATATGAAATACAATCGAGACCTTACTACCTAGCCAATAAAGAAAAGTGTCACAAGACAAATAGTGAATGGGCAAAAAGAAATAGAGAAGCAATAAACGATAGAGTAAGAAAAGATTATGAGAAAAATCCTAAAAAGTATGATGAAAGAAATAAAGCATACAATGAAAAGACAGGATATAAAGCAAAACATGAAAAAGAATATCGTGAAAAGAATAGAGAAAAAGATAGAGCCCAAAAAAAACTACGTGACCATGTTAAACGAGGAAATATCGTTAGACCAACCAAGTGTTCTGTTTGTAATTTTGAAGGAAAAATTGAAGGACATCATGCAGATTATACAAAACCCTTACAAGTTATTTGGGTTTGTAGAAAATGTCATATGATGTTTCATAGAAGGACTTATAATATTACGGCCTGAGAGACTGAGCGGGAGAAATGCGAAAGCATATGCGACAGTCCAACCTAGTGAGGAAACCACTAGAGGGATCTCCGAAGAGGGAACCCCGCCGTAGAAATACGGTCAGTAGGCTGACAACCGAAAGTAATAGTTCGCTATCAAGGTCAATGCATTAAGTATAAACGACTTACAACGTTAGTGCATTTAAAACCTTCTCTGATTGACATGGAAGCCCGATGGGGTGACATGGCGCAAGCGAAAGCAGCGTAAACGACTGAGTGAGAAGGACACTATTTATAGTGTGTGCGACAGTCTGAACACGACGGATAACAATAAGGTCGTGAGGGGAGATCGAAGAATCACCCCCGCCAGCATGATAAGTTTATCTGCTGGTCAGTAGCCGTGAGGTGAAAGTAACAGTTTTTGTAACAACGATCTTTGGGTTCAAAATCTTAGATCAACAGGTATATAAGGAGGTTAATTATGTTACCATTTCAAGTCATTGATGGCGGTTCTTTTACCTCCGATGCTTCTTTAGCAAAACAAATTGTTTTGACTGATCAACCGGATATGTTCTGGATAAGAAACCGATCCGCTTGGGGCGATGATGCAGCAGAAACATCAGTTGAAAGCTGGTGGAGACGTGGCATGGCACAAGGTGCAGCACAGACAACAGATCAAGCGGTTACAACTGGCATTTTGTCCAGTGAAGCTGTTACATCTGGCGGTTTTACTTTTATTGATACAGCAAACCCGGCAGTATTTGCAGCTTTAGCAACAACAGCTATCGAAGCTATAGGCGGTACATTTGTTGTTTCTATGGCTAATACTGCTAATATTGCGGTTGGCGATTGGGTATTGCTTTATGCAACAACAGGCGCTCTACAAATTGCAGGTTACAAGTTTCAAGTAACCGCTGTTACAGCAAACGTAAGTATTACTTTGGGGTATATGGCTTCAAGTGGTATTACATTTGCAGCCGATGCGACAGCGGGTCAAGTTAAAAAGTATATTCCTAACCGCATGTATCCACGTTATTCTTTCATTGCAAATATTACACAGGCTGCACAAGCTGTTGTATCGTTTACAGGTAAGAATGATTATACAACTGGTCAAATTCTATCATTTAGAGTTCCTAGCGAATTTGGGATGTTAGAAATGGATCTAGTTCAAGCAAGAGTTTTAAGCGTGACAAATAGCGCAACAGTATCTTCTGTTACTCTTGATCTGGATAGTTCAGGTTTTACAGCATTTGCATATCCAACAAGTGCGGTTGCCCTTGCTGGTGTTTCACCTGCTGTTGCTGTTCCGTCAAGCTCTGGTGTAGTACCTGATAATGGCAGTGCAACTGTTGCACAAGAGCCTCCAGGTTATAACTTAAGAGATGCTTTTGATTCACGTAATGCATACATTATGGACATTGGTTCAAATGTAATCACTAGCGCAGAGGCTATCTACGATTGGGTAAGTTATCGCTTTGATAAATTTAGTCAAGAATAATAAATAATGTGGGTGGGAGTTATTTATCTCCCACCCTTAAATAATAGGTGAATAATGCTAGTAAAATCAGTAAGTAAAAGAATAATTAATCATAAGCCAAAACCAGAAGTTGAAGCTATGATTAAAGCGATGAGAAAAGAAGATGAAAAGCTTGTCAAAGGTCATTTTGAATTTGTAGAAGCTGAAGGCGGTTTTTTTGATTTTACATATCGCATTTATCCGGGCGATCCGATACAACATTATACATTGGTGCACGGTGAAACATGTGACTTGCCTATCGGTGTAGTAAAACATTTAAATGGCTGTAAGAAAAAGATCAGACGGTATACAAATGTGGAACAAGCACCAACTGGTGCAACAAAAGTACCAAAAACATTTGATACAATATCACGAGTAAGATTTGTTCCTGTAGATTTTTTATAAGGGTTTAAAATGTCAGTTGGCAATTTACAAGATATCATTGAGAAGATTAGAGAAGTATCAGCTTCCGGTAACAGCAATCAAGTTACCGATGAAAAGATTATTAAATATATTAATAGCTTTTATCTTTATGATCTTCCAAATGAATTTAGAAACTTAAAATTACAAGATGTCTATACTTTTAACACAATACAAAACGTGGATACATACCCTTTTGATTTTGATCATTGGGAAACAATTGAAGCGCCTGCCTATTGCGGTAAAATCCTCATGGTTTTATTTCAAGACAAGATGAGCTTTTATAACTACTATTCAAAGTCACAGCAACTGCAAAACTTTGCAATAGGTGATGGAACAGCCGGTGCTTATTCGTTTACTACTCAAACAACTCCTATACTTGCAAGTGTGAATAATAACCCTATTGCAGATACAGCGGTTTCAAGTACTCAAATATTTCCTGCCGGTTATCCTCCTGCATTTTCAGAACCAAATATATCGAGAATACAAAATATTCTGATATCAGCAAATACAGCTACAGGGTCGCTTTCTGTTACGGATGACGGAGCAGGCAATTTAATTGGTGATTGTCTTGTTGGTGGCACTATAGATTATCAGACGGGTAATGTTGCAAATCTTAATTTTACTCAAGCAGTACCGGCAGGTAATAACGTAACAATACAATATTTGCAATCTGTACAAGGTCAACCATTTTCCATATTATTTTATCAAAATCAATTTGTATTACGTCCTGTTCCAGACCAAGCATACACAATTGAGATATCCGCATATAGAAGACCATCACAAGCATTATTAGGAACTACAAGCGCAACATCTCCTAATTTAGCAGGTAGACCAGAGCAATATGACTGGTGGGAATTGATAGCATTTGGGGTAGCTAAAAAACTCTATCAAGATAGGCTTGATGATGTTGGCGTTCAACAGATGCAAAAATACTATGATGAAAAACTTAGTGATTGTAACACTAGGACTTATGCTCAATTGAGTAAAAGACAATCTAATACAATGTTTAGAGACGAAACAAAAAATCAAATTGGGCAGACTTACGGCTCATATTTATAGGTATAAAAATGAAAGAAAAGAAAAAAGCTAGTCAAAAAGTATTTCAAGATAACGCGCACAATCAAGGCTCAAAAAAAGTGCCTATGCCACAGGTTAAAGAGTACGGAACAGGATCAGCATTTAAAAAAGCCGCTCCTAGTTTGGCGAAAAAAATGGGAATTAATAAAGGTAAATAAAGATGGGAGAGTTATTAGGCATAGTGTAAAATATTTCCAAAAGGGGTTTTTATGCCAATAAAATTAAATTGTGTTACATGTGAAAAAGAGTTTTATGTTGATCCATATAGGATTAAGGAAAATGCGAGATTTTGTAGCAAGAAATGTTTTCAAATTCAAATAGCAAGCAAATATATCTTTAATTGTAAGAATTGCGAAAAAGAACATATTGCATTTGGTTATACAGAGGGACGTAAGAAATATTGTTCAAGGTTATGTATGGAAGAATTTAGAACTCCAACACTTGAAAAGCTTGTAAAGAATAATTATGAAGTTAAAGAAAACGGATGTTGGGAGTGGACTAATTCGATATCTTCACAAACAGGATATGGAAAACTTGTTTTTAAAGGTTTAGATATGAGCGCACACAGAGCTTCTTATATACTTTTTAAAGGTAAAATACCTAAAGGAAAATATATTTGTCATTCTTGCGATAATAAGAAGTGTGTAAATCCAGATCATTTATGGGTAGGTACACAAAAAGAAAATATGCAAGATATGATTAAGAAGGGCAGGAAGGCATGTCAGAAAGGGAAAAGACACAGCGTGGAAACAATAAAAAAAATTAGTGATGCAAAAAAGGGATCTAAAGGATATTGGACTGGAAAAAGAAGAAGTGAAGAAACAAGGAGAAAAATAAGTGAAACAAAAAGAAAGAGGAGTGACGCAAGTCACTAATATTCAATGACTTTTACCGTTGACGTGCCAATCTCAGGTGATACACTTGGAAGCACAAGGGATCGTATTAGAGCTAATTTTCAAGAAACAGCGGCTGTTATGGCTATTAACCATGTTGCATTTAATCAACTTGGAAAAGGCAAGCATATTTATTTGCAAATGCCAGAAGTTGCAGCGTCAGGGGCTGGTGTACCTGTAACATTAGCTAACGAAATAGGTTTCTACTCTAAAAATGGTACTAATCCAGTAGAGCCTAATTTATGGTTTAGGGGTCAAACTAACGGTTATGAATATCAATTGACAAATGCAAATCAAGCTAATAACGCTACATTTGGTACGTTTACAAATTATCCTCCTGTTGTAGTTAATCAAAATGGCGGTTGGACATTCCTTCCTGGTGGATTGCTTTTACAATACGGAATTATGGTTAGTACTGGATCATCTACAACTGTTACTTTTCCTGTTGCATTTTCTACACTTGATACAGTAGTAACTGTTACAAGAAATTCGACAACAGGTTCTGCTGGTGGAGTTGGAAATGTACAACTTGCAACATTTGTTTTTTTAAGGGGTGGTGCTACTAATACTACATTTTACTGGCAAGCTATAGGAAAAGCATGATGCAATCAATTGATATATCAGGTTTTAACTCAGGCGCACAAAAGAAAAATAAAAAGCCGTTTTTGCTTGTTGATGATGCTTTTCAAGAGCTAAAAAATGCTTATGTTTGGCGTGAAGAAGTTAAAAAACGTGAGGGGATGCAATTCATTGGAAGATTTAGACGTGTTTTTTCTGCGGCTTCTATTGGTAATTCTGGGGCATCACCTTGGACAATCAATACCCTTTACTCGACTTATGTCCCGGCTATTGTATCGGAAGCAACAGCCGAAATAGAGCCTGGTAGTGTTATTATTACGATTGGTGCTATCACATTTACAGATCAAGGCAATGGATTACTTACAGGCTCAGTAGTCGGAAATAGTGGTTGGATTGATTATCTAACTGGGATTGTAACGTTGACCCATACAGCAGGTGCAGGCGTTGCATCTACTGCATCTTTAAATTATTATCCGACGTTGCCAGCTATGGGGATTTGGGTTAGAGAAATACCTGGTATCAATGACGAGGAAACAATTTGGTTTGATACAAAGTATGCTTATAAAGTTGTAGGTGGCGACTTTCAAGAGTTTTTAACTCCAAGTGTCACATGGGATGGAACAGATTCAGACTTTTTCTGGTGTACAAATTACAGTGGTTCCGACTCTTCAAGAAGATTGTTTTTTGAAACAAACTTTACATTAAGTGCTGGCTCTCCAATGCGATATACCGATGGTATTACGTGGACAACGTTTCAACCTATTGTTGCGGCAGCACTTCCAACTTATTTATTTACTGCTCGTATTTTAATTCCATATTACGGTCGATTGTTAGCTTTAAATACCTATGAAGGTGACAATATTGGTACAGCTAGAAACTTCTTTTCAAGATGCCGTTTTTCACAAATTGGTAGCCCTGTTCAAGCGGACGCATGGCAATCTGATATTTTTGGTAAAGGTGGCTTTATTGATGCCCCTACAAATGAAGAAATTATATCTGCAACATTTTATAAAAATACATTGATTGTACAGTTTGAGCGTTCCACGTGGCGTTTACAATATGTCGGAGAATATGGAATACCTTTTCTTTGGGAGCGTATATCGTCTGATTTTGGTTCTGAATCTACTTTTTCTACGGTTTTATTCGACAATGGGGTTTTGGCTGTTGCTGATAAGGCTATTGTTGTAAGCTCTGGCGGTGATGTAAAGCGTATTGATTTAGATATACCGGATTTAGTTTACGACTTCTTAAATTCTGACAACGGCGTAAAACGAGTACAAGGTATACGAGACTTTAAAAAAGAAATAGTTTATTGGTGTTATCCTAATTTTAACACTTTATATACTGGTCAATATTTTCCCAACGAAACAGTTATTTATAATTATCGAAATAATACATATGCTTTTTTTAGAAATAATGTCACTTGTTATGGTAACTTTCAGTATGATGTTAATATTACATGGGACAGGCTAGATGTATACTGGGATAGCTACCAAGTTGGTTGGGATGATGTAGGACAAGCAAAATTGCCTTTAATAGTTTCAGGCAACCAACAAGGATTTGGGCATTTCTACGGTTACCCAGATGTCGAGGCTCTAGCAGATAGCTCAATTGACGCATTAGATCAAGAAAGCCTTTCAGTTACCGCTGTTACCGTTGGCGTAGATGTTGTTTTAACAATAAAGAATCACAATCTACAGAATGATGAAATCATTTATTTGACTGGGTTAAATTATGTTGTAACAACATCACCTGCAACTTTAGGATCAACAACGCTAAATGACCAAATCTACATGGTGCAAATTGTTGACCTTAACAATGTTAGATTGTTTAAATGGGATCAGACACAAAAACAATTTTATACTAATTTTACAGTGACAAATGTTGGCGATTATGTTGGCGGTGGTTTAGTTGCTTTATTTCCTAGGGTTTATATACAAACTAAAGATTTTAACCCTGCAAAACAGATCGGACAAAATATATTATGTAACTCAATTGATTTTCTTTTTGATGCTACAGTGCCAGCTCCAATGAATGTACAGTTACAAATGAATACAAAGTTAGCAGTTCAAGCAAATGTTTTAGATGATTTAACAAATAGATTTATCGGTAATCAAAATATAGAACAATCAAATAGTAAAACTGGATATGTGCAAAACGTTACAACTGGAATAGGTGCTAATCCTTGTGTCATAACAAGTACTCAACATGGGCTATTAAATAATGACGAAGTAAGCTTTCAGCAAATAGGAGGCACAACAAATTTAAATGGTATTAACTATGTTGTAACTTTTATAGACGTAAATAACTTTAGCATTGGTGTTGACGCTACAGGGTACACAGCATATACACAAGGTGGTTATTGGGTACAAAGCAAGCAACAATATTATACTTTAAGCTCTAAATATGCTTGGCATCGCTTCTTTGCTAACGCCTATGGTCAATATATGTCAGTAGTCATAACAAATAACGATGAGCAGATGGCTCAACTTAGCACGCATCAACAAAACTTTGTATTAAACGCCATGAAGATTAGCTTTAGACCTGCTGGCACTAACATTTTTGGTAAATAATGGCACAACATTTAAATTTATACAAAACATTCAACATACACGAGAACACACCTGTAGGTTTTTATAAACAATTAAATGAAGAATTCTTTTTTGATTTTGACCCATGCCCACCAAATCCTGAATTTGGTGGATTAAAAAAAGATTGGAATGGAAATATTTACATCAATCCTCCTTATGGAAAAGCTATTCGAAGATGGCTTGAAAAAGCGTTAGAAGAGATTAAAAAAGGAAATGCAAAAACTTGTGTATTTCTTTTACCTTCATATACCGATGTTAAATGGTTTCATGAAATAGTTTTGCCAAACGCTAATGAAATCAGATTTATAAAAGGGAGGTTAAAATTTGGGGATCATAAACAAAGCGCACCTTTTGCAAATGTGTTAGTAATTTTTAAAGGTAAATAAATGAATATATTAGATCAGAAATTATTTGATTACATGCACTGTAATCTAGTACATAAAAAAAAGCCTTTTGCAACTGGTGAACTTAAAAAAGATGAGGATGGTTTTATCGTTCCAGTTATAGAATGGCGGTGTGTTGAATGTGAATGTAAAACCGCTTTAAATGAAGGAAAAACATGAGTTTTTCAAGCAACATACCGGGACTACAGAATCAGTTAGATATTAGCATTGAGTTACCAGAAGACCCTAAAGAAATGCGAGATATGCTAAATGATGTGTATCAAAGCATAGCGTCAACGGTAAATAGTAAAGAAGGTGCTTTATTTGTTCCTATTGAAAAACTTACAAGCGGTCAATATTTTACCCCTACAAATCCACAAAAAAATAGGGCAGTTTATAGGATGGTAGTAGACTTTGGAACGTTACCAAATACAGCGACCACAAGTGTAGCTCATAATATAGTCGGCTGGAATTTTCAGTTTAGATTAACGAGAGCTTATGGTGCTGCTACTGATCCGATAGGAATTACAGCAATTCCAATCCCAAATGACAATATATTTTTAGAAATTAATGCGACAAATGCTATAGTGACAACAACAGCAGATTATAGTGCCTACACTGAAAGCACTATAGTTATAGAATTTACGAAAAATTTATAAGGTAGGTAAATATGTCTTGGATTCCAATGGCAGCACAGGCAGGGATGTCAATTTATAACGCTCTTAATCCACCGGATAATACTCCCCAAAAACTAGACACTATGAATAGTGGGCAAAAGAAATTACTTAAGCAAATGACTAGTATGCTAAGTAACAAGGGTTCGTTAGGTCAAGGGATGCAAGGCGGTATAGATTTACAACGACAATTGATGGATCCTTCATCTCAAGCAGTCGAGCAATTTGCTCAACCCTACATGAATCAATTTAATCAGCAAACTATTCCAAATTTATCTGAAAGATTTGCAGGAATGGGGGCTATGGGTGGTGGTTTATCCTCCTCCGGTTTTGGTCAATCATTAGGTGCAGCAGGTGGCAATTTACAAGCAATGTTAGCGCAGTTAAAAGCAGGATTAGGACAACAAGCAGCACAAAGCTTAATGGGTCATTATTCAAATTTATCAAATCAATCTTTAAGCGCTCAACCTTTTGCATATATGAGACAGCAAGAAGCTCCAGGCATGGGTGGCGGTTTTATGCAAGGATTTGGACAAGGTGGATTTCCTGGACTTGGTAGTATGTTTAGTGGTGGTGGCGGTGGTGGAAATTCTTATCAAGGACCATCATATTCTAGTATTCAATCAAACCCATTAGTTCAACAAGCAAAAGGCATTACAGCTTAAAAAAGGAATAAATAAAATGGTACAATTTTTTGATTTAGCTCCAAGTCCAAGAGAAATGCAGCAAGCTGAAATAGGTAGATCTTTGGGTCAAGGGCTTGCAAAAAGGATGGGTTTACAAGAGGCTGAGACTGCTGCAAATAATGCTAATGGTGATCCTGTTAAATTGGCTTTTGCTTTAGCTAGGGCAAGTGCAGCAGCCCCTGGAATGGAAAGGTCTTTAGGACAAATTTATGAGCAACTTTTAGCAAGAACAAATGCAAAAGGTGTTGCGGAAGGTTTAGGGGATGCAACAGGTGGAAACACAAGTACTACGCCAAATATTGATCAACCTAGTTTGCCAACAAATCAAGATCCTAATCTTGTACAACCTATAGCAAATGCAACACAGCAAACGCAACCAATAGAGAGTCAAAAAACTTCTCCTCACAATATAGATGCTATTGCAAATCAATATCTTGGTGAGGTAAGACCTGATTTAGTAAATCCTGCTACAGCTTATGGAGCTATTAATACATTTGATTCTGAATTAAAACAAGATTTATCCCCATCCGAAGAAGCCGGAATTCGACAGAAAGCAATGGATAAATATAAAAGCCCCGATGTTGTAAATCAAATTGTAGATAGAGTTAGAGAAGGCGTCAAAACAAAATATAATGAAAATCTAGCAAAATATAATTTTGATGATAAAGCCCTTAATCAAATTAAAGAAAAATGGAATACATTTTCACAAGGGGCAGAAGCTAGACTCCAACCACATTTGAGTAAATATGATGAAGGTGGATTTACAAGAACAAAAGAAGTTTTAAAAAATAAATATAATCAATATGCTGCTGCTTTACCTACAAATATGACACCTGAACAAATGCACACCAACGCTATGGCATTAGTTCAAAATGATATAAATAAATTAGATGCACTTGCAACTTTACCTTCTGCCCCTCCTTTTAGAAATCAACAAGACGCTAAAAATTACATTGATTCTAACAAACAAGCTTATAAAGATTTAGCAGATCAAGGGTTTACAGAGGCTTTAAAAGAAGATGCTATTTTAAATAAAGATCTAGGAAATGAAGAATTTCATTCTTTGATTTGGGGAGATCAAACTAGTAAACCTATTTTAAATGAATTGCATTCGTTTAAAGCACCAAAAGAATATGACCAAAAAAATGTTGGAGGTGTGCAGATAAATAAATACAATCCTACATATCCACAGCAAAAAGAAAAATATATAAATGAATTGTCTGCAACATTAAAAAAGTTAAAGAAAACAGATGATTTAGTTTTAGCACGAGCAATGGTTTTAGATTCGGATGGTACGATTGATGATTTTAATAAAGCTTTAACTCAAGCGCGAGAAAATGGGCTTGAACTATCCGCATTTCAAAGATCACAATTACAAGAAATAAATATCCCCAGAACGCCTCCTTTGTATGAATTTTTTAGTGAGGAAAATACAAATTTAAACCCGTTTAGCTCAAATTACAAACCTTTTCTTAAAGCTTGGGCGCCTTGGATTAATGAAATGAGAGGAAAAAAATGACGGCAATATTAGGAGCTTTAACCTCCGGTCGTACAGCTCAACAGATTTTAAGATATTTGTCACAGCAAAATCCACGATTAGCGCAACAAATTAACAGTGCTATAAATGCCGGTCATTCTTTAGATCATATTGTACGCTATATGTCTAAGCATGAAAAAAAAATAGGAAAATTAATACCCGATGAAAAAACTTCAAGATCATCTAATTTATACAAAACAGCTCAAAAAGATTTACACCCTGCTTTAGAAGGTGGCGCTAAAGCTTTAGGAGTGGGGTTAGGAATTGCAACTGCCGCAACAGGCGCAGGATTAGCTTTAAACGCTGGAAGAAATGCAGCTGTTCAAGCATCACAAATATTACCTGCTTTACAGCAACAAGGACAAGCAGCACAAACAGCAGGTAGTGCTATAATTCCAAACGCCCCACCCCCTACGCCATCGCCCATACAACCAACACCAATCCCAACACAAGACGCAGGTATTGTCCCTCAAGGTGTAGCACCTCAAACACCAGGGCAACAGATTGGACAAGGTATACAAGCGCCAATTACACAAGCATTACAGCCATCAAGTCCTACACAAATAGCGCAAGCATCGCAAGCAATACCAGATCAGATGCAACAACAGCCAGAAGCGATGATGCCACAGCAAGCCCCCCAACAACTGCCAATATTTGAGCAATTACTAGGCGGTATAGACCCTGCAACTTTAGAGCCTGCAAAGCAACAACAACTTCAATTTCTTAGCCAGATAAGCGATCAATTGCAGTCCAAAGGGAAGACAATTAATGATCCTGAATTTATTAAATTAGGTAAAAAGATCAAGGATATTGTCAAGGGAAAGCCTGGCATGATGATTGAAGAAACTGCTAGATTTAACGCAGGTCAAGAACAAAAACAAGCCAATGTAAAGCCGCTTGACATTGAGCAAACAGAACAGCCAACAAGCATCGTTGAACCTGCAAAGATTACAAAGCCACAAAGTATAGCTAAGGGTGAATCTGTAATTACAGAAGATGGAAACATTGCAGAAGTCAAAGGGACATCCGGTAATAATTTTCTTATCGAAGAAAATGGGAAAGTGCGTCAGGTTCCAATGGATTCTCTTCGCTCGCAACCAGAAGCTATTAAAAAAGCTAAGATTGTTTTTGATCCTAGCAAAGTACCTGAAAGCGAAAAATCAGCAGCTCTTGCATTTTCAGTTCCTATGCCCGACAGATCATCTATTATTAATATGTTTCACGATGGCAGTTATTACGTTTATCGGCGTAAAGATGGTAAACCTATTGATGAAAGCATTATTAAAAGAATTATTGAAGGTCAAGACATTCCTATGACAACTGGCGAAACTTTTATGGGGTCATGGAATCAAGATACAGGCGATTCAAGAGGTTCTGCTGCATTCAAAGAACTAACAGCAATGGCACAAGACGCAACAAAGCCTGATGATCCTACAAAACCTTTAATCTTTGAAAAAATTACAAACAGTTTTACTCATGGATATATAAAAGAATTTATGCAATTATTAAAAGAAACAGGAAAAAATTTCAGTGCCAAACCAAAAAAACAAAAAAAATAAACCTACAAAAGAAGATTTATTTACAGCTTTATTGTTTCAAAAAGTAATTAAAAAGATGAAGTCTGGAAAATAATTTATTTATTGGGATTATAATAATAATATAATCTATCTGAAATTTTTTCAAAGAAACATGACTCAACACCGAGCCAATTTAAAAACCTAGATAGACGCAGTAAAAATAATGCTATGTAAACCGCTAGTTTTTCAATCATCCTTTATACAAAGCCGAAAAAGTTCCTTGTTCTATAGCGTTTAATATTTCTTCTTTTATAATAGCCCCTGTATACCCATCACCGGATTCCATAGCAGTTAAAAAAGCTTCTTTAACGCCTTCTGTTATAGCTTCTAATATTTCTTGTTTATTTATATTTTTCATAAAATATCTATTTCTTCTTTTTTTTCGTAGCTATCAGCAAGAAAATTTAAATATTGCCCTTCAAATATGCGCCAATGAGATCTATTTTTTGTACCTACATTGATAGCTTTAAGTTTTCCTTGCTCTATCAATGTTACAATTGTTCGGCTGTTGACTTTTAACATCTTAGCAAGTTCTGTTGGTGTATAATATTTATCTTCCATAATCATATCATTACATATCATTACTTTTATTACAATAACCAATCTTTATTTTAATTTTTTATTGTTATTTGCTTAATCCTAGTGTAAAGTAAAAATTAAAATACATATGAGGTTTCAAATGGGTATCAAGTCAAAAATTTTACAGGCTCTAGGGCGAGATGCCCCTTACGTTTCAATTTTACCAGCTCCAATTTCAGTAAATAGAGCGCCTACATCTGCGGATGTAATGCCTGCGGGTCAGCTATTTATTGATACGTCTGTTACACCAAACGCCATTTATACAAGTTTAGGTAATGGGACGTTTGCAAGCGGTGGAAATGAACTAGCTACCGATACGGTCGCAGGTATTGTATATCTAACAGATAATAACGCACCAGTTGCAACAGTAGCAACAAAAGCTTATGCAGATGCTCTTGCAATTGCAGGCGCTCCTGTAGCTTTAACAACTGTAGCAGGTATTGGACAATTAGCAACAGATGCGGAAGCTGTAGCAGGTACAGCATCAACTGGAGCTTTAGCATTATTTGTAACTCCATCAAACTTGAGCGCAGTATTAGCGGCTCCTTCGGCGATAGGTGGAACAACACCGGCAGCAGCTTCATTTACAACATTAGCAGCTAGCGGACTTGCTTCTCTTTCAGGATCTGCAACAATTACAACTGGCGCAACAGCGTTAAATCTTGCTTCCGATGCTTCAACAGGTGCTGTAAATATTGGAACCGGCGCTGGCGCTCGTGTACTGACCCTTGGCAATATTACAGGCGCGACCCAAATCGTAATGAATTCAGGCACAGGTGGTATTCAACTTGTTTCAACAGGTGCAGGAGATATAACATTAGCCTCAAGTGATACTCTTCTTTTAGATTCAGCAGGCGTTCTTGAATTAAATTCAAGTGCAGGTGTTATTGGGATTGGTAACGATGCAGTCTCGCAGGCAATTAATATCGGTACAGCGGGAGCTAGAACAATTACACTCGGTAATAGCACAGGAGCCACAAGTCTAGTTCTAAACGCAGGCACAGGAGCAATCAACGTTGGTACAAATGCTATTGCCCATACGGTTACACTAGGAAATTCTACTGGTGCTACATCTGTAGTCATTGATTCTGGTACTGGTCCAATAAATATTGGTACAAATGCTGTAGCTCATACAGTAAGTATTGGAAATCAAACGGGCGCATCAGCCGTCACTATTGATTCTGGTACTGGATCAATTAACATTGGTACTGCTATTGCAAAAACAATCACCATTGGAAATACTACGGGAGCTACTGGAATTATTGAAAACGTAGGAACCGGCAACTATGTTGTAAATGGTGCAGCTTCCTCAACATACAATATTGGAGCAGCAACTACGACAGGAACTATTACTATTGGGGGTACAGCTCAAACTGGTAATATGGTTTTAGGTTCAAGCTCTGGTGCAAATACATTAGCGATTGCCAATGGTTCGGGTGCTACAACTGTAAATATTGCAGCGGTTCAACTTGCAGGATCTGTGAACGTTGGTACTGCAATGACAACAGGAACTATCACAGTGGGTGGAACAGGTCTACAAACTGGTACTGTTTCTATAGCCCCAGGAACTGGTGCGCAAACTGTAAATATTGCTACAGGTGGAACAGGAGTTAAAACTGTCAATATTGCGACTGGAGCCATCGGTAATATTGTGACCATTGGTTCAGTCACGGCAGCAGCTTCTATGAGCTTACTTGTTGGAACTGGTAACTTTACATTAGAAGGTAACGTAGCTTCGACTTATACAATATCTGGTACTGGTGTAAATACTGGTACTATTACAATAGACGGCGGTACGGGTGCTAGAACAATCAACTTAGCAAATAACACTGGTATTAAAACAATTAATATTGCAGGGGATTCAGCAACTTCAGCAAATATTATCAAAATTGGAACCGGGGCTGCTGCCCAAACAGTCACCATCGGGACTACAAATACGACAGCAGCCCTTAATTTACGTGCCGGATCTGGAAATATTAATGCTACAGGTAATTTAAGTTTTGTAACTTCTGGAAACAAAATTTTAAGCGCTAACGTTGGTACAACAACTGCTGCTGGTGCAAATAGCTTTGGTTCTGTTACACTTGTTGGTGGAACTGCTACAGTTGCTACAACATCTGTTACGGCAAGTTCATTAATTTTTATTTGGAGACAGTCTATCGGAGCAACTGGTGCAGCTGCTTTAGGTATAATGACTGTTGGAACTATTACAGCTGGTGTATCATTTGTAATTAATGCGGTTCAATCTGCAAACGCTACAGCATTACAAGCATCTGATGTTTCAGTTATTGGATATATGATCGTTAACTAATAATAATAGGAAATAATAATAATGCTAAAAAATTTATGTGAACTTTCGCATCAAGTAGAAAATAAAGTGTGTCGTCTTATCATGGATAACGACACACCTATTCATTTTATCAAAGAAGCTTTATTTCAGTTTCAGAAATACGTAGGAGCTATTGAAGATGCAGCTAAAGCGCAACAAGAAGCTAATAAACCTGTTGATCCTGAACCTATCGCAGATCCTGAACCTGTTGTTGTAGAAGACAACGAACCAGTTAAGGTAAATCATGAGTAATGTCAGTCAACGGCTACAATTTGATATTGAAAGATCACTAGCTGCTACAAGTTTTAATTCAACATTTTTACCGATAGGAGTTGCTCTTATCGGCAATCCTGTTTTAATTATTTTTGACAATCAGTCAGATGTAGCAGTACCAATATCCGCAGACGGTGTCAACATTTGGAAAACATTTTCGGCAGGTGAAGCATTAGTATTAGATTTAAGGGCTAATAGTGGTATAGCTGCAAATTATACTATCGACAGAAACATTATATTTTATACTAATGCAGCAGTTGGAACAACGGGTAGCTTTAAAATCTCTGTAACATACGCGAGGTAACTCTTGTCACAAATCTTCAAAGACAGATCAGCTTTACCTGTACCCCCGGTAGTTGCAACTAGCTATGTTACTGATTCTGGCATAGCAATACCGGCAGCCAATATTTTAAATGTAGTTGGTGGCACAGGTATTACGACAACAGGTGCAGGCAATACTGTTGTTGTTAAACTTGCTAACAGCGGTACAGCTTTTACAACAACAATCGGCGCAGTTACAAGCGAAGTTACAATTATTAATCTTGGAGCTATACCATCTGTTGGTGTTTTTGTTTGTCGAGTTGTAGGCTTTGACACAGGTGGTTCAAGTAATGGTGTAGCTTATGTTTTAACAGCAGCATTAAAAACAGATGGAGCAACAGCAAGCGCTGTAGGATTACAAGATAAGCTTATTTTTGAAGATGTTGCTTTTATAACAGCAGACGCAAACGTTACGGTATCCGGTAATAGTGCAACAATAACAGTTCTTGGCGTTGCAGGTTTTACAATAGATTGGACTTTAGAAACAACTTTTACAGCGAGTTAATATGCCAAGCGGATTTTATAATGGTAGTGTAATGTTTGCAGACAACGTCAGGTTTGATGGAGCGGAACAGCCTGGACAAGTTACAACAGATGGTCAACTTTTAATTGGCTCTACTGTAGCTCCAAATATTAGGGTAAGTACTTTAACCGCAGGTTCTGGCATATCAATTACTAACGGGTCAGGCACTATAACAATTGGTTTAGCAGGATCTTTAGGTATTGGAACAATTAACGGTGACACAGGCTCTATCACAGGTTCAACAGTTACTATTTACTCAAATAATACTGCTAATAATGCAGGTGGTACCGTAAAGTTTGTAAATAGCGGAACAACAAGTACTTTAAATGTCAGTGATGGCACTTTATTTAATACATTTATTGGAAGTTTAGCAGGTAAAACAACCACTACAGGAAATTTAAATACTGCATTTGGCTATAATTCTATGAACGCAATGGCTTCTGGTTTACAAAACGATGCGTTTGGAGCAGATTCACTTAAATTAAATTCAGCAGGTATAGCTAATTCGGCTTTTGGAAGAGGCGCACTTTTAAACACAACAGGCAGTGATAATACAGCAGTTGGAAACCAAGCGCTTACATTATATGCAGGTAGTAATGCAACAGCAGTAGGTAGCAGTGCGTTATTATCTACAACAGGTGCAGGCAATACAGCACTAGGATATCTGGCAGGTCGAAGTATTACAACTGGTACATCTAATGTTGCAATTGGTTTTATTGCAATGGTGAACGGTGGAGCATCAGCAAACAATGTAGCAATCGGTTATCAATCTTTACAAAATTGCACAGGTTCTAATAATGTTGCTGTCGGTTATAATTCAGGTGCTTCATACAATACTACAGAGACAAATAACCTGATTTTAGGAGCAAATATATTAGGTACTGCTGGCGAGTCAAATATAACTCGTCTAGGAGGAACTCAAACTCAATGTTATGTAGCAGGTATAGCCTCAGTTAGTGTTTCAAACGCTCTTAACGTTGTTATTAATAGCTCAACAGGACAACTAGGAACTATTGCAGGAAATGCAATACAAGAAGCCACTTTAGTATTAACAAACGCCCAAATCAAAGCCTTAAATGCAACACCTATACAAATTATTGCAGCTCCAGGAGCAGGAAAAGCGATTATTGTTATGAGTGCAGTAGGTAAAATGACTTATGGTACTAATATTTTTGTAGCAGCTTTAAACCAAGGTATAGCATTAGCATATAATACAACAGCATTTAACACTATATTAACAAGTGTTGATCTTGTTTCGGCAGCATCAGTATATGCTTACAATAGTGCTGCAAGTTTATCAGGAGGAGCATTAGCTACAACAATAGAAAATGTAGCCGTCAAAGCGTACAATCCAATCGGTACAGAAATTACTGGTAATGCAGCAAATGACACCACAATTACACTTGTTGTAAAATATTACATTGTTACTATCTAAATATAGGTATATAGATGAACGAAATGAAACCAGAAGAAAGTAAAAGTGTAAAAAATCAAATGATCCCAGAAGAAAGTAAAAGCGTTAAAAATTCTCGTTTATCTGAACTTGAAATCATGATAAATATTTTAACTGAAAAACTTGAAGCACAAGAAAAACTGATTGCCGATCTACAATGTAAAGCGGATTTACATGAGACAAATGCAAGCCAAAATAACGAGTATTTATCTTCTAAAATTGATTCTGTAAATGTAAACTTGCAAGAAAGATTGTATAAACTTGAAGCTCGTTTTGATGATTTGTCTCCGATTATTATGAATTTAGGCTTAAATGATGAAAAACAAAGATTTTTGATTGAAAACTTAACAAACAATCTTTTAAGCTCTAACAGCCAACTTGATTCTATCAGCCATGTTTTAAATTCTGTCTGCCATCAAGATCAACTTGCAGAAATAAAAGCTAATTTTGAAAGCTTACGTGCAGAATGTAAATTGGAATGAAGATGTTTAAAAAGGCTTCATAGATTTTTTTACTTCCCCTTATAATCCGTTTCATAAAATTTTGTACTTTATTTTAAATATCCATTTTTATTTAAATGCCAAATTGTATATAGACCTCCAAAAATTACACCGCATGAAAAACATGGAAATATAATAAAGGCAAATAAAGTAAAATAATCTACCATTCATTTCCCTTTATAATCGGTCTCATAAAATCCCGTACCTTTAAAATGAATCGCAGTACCACCGCCGAAGCCTATTTTCATTTCTTCCCCACAAACTTTACAGTGTAAGAATATTTCTACATCAATCTTGTGGCTTATATCTATTGTATCTCCACAACCAGGGCATTTGTATTCATATGTCGGCATTATTCAATATTCGCACTAAACGATGATGGTATTTTAGAAAGACGTAAAACATCTACCAATTTATCTAATTCATCAGGTTCTTTAAAATCATCAGCATCACTTTTGACTAACATACAAACATCCTTACAAGTTTTACATCTCCATGCTTTTCTAAGAGGCAATTCTTGACCCATAATCTTACCCATTTTCATACCAAATGATTCAAATTCATTTCGATTTTTTTCTGGTACAAATCCACAAAAACAAGGTTTTTCTTTATAATTACTCATTGCCGTTCCATTTTGGTCTTTCAGGTCTTGGAATTTGGTGATTATGATCAGGCTTCATATCTCTGCACATAGGTATTGAATTGTTAAAACAATTTACAGAACCCCTTTCCATTAATCTACCAGATGATCCTACAATATAAGTGCCATTGCTTTTGACAGTAACACAGCCATCTGATGCGTAACATGCAGTAGCCATAAATCCAATTGCTAATAGTGTGAGAATTACTTTATTCATTGTTTTCCTTTTCTTTATCTTTACATACTTTTAATTTCTTACATAAAATATCTCTTTGGTAATCAATAATTTTAATTACAAATTGAAAAACATTTTCATTTTCACAAAATATTTCATCACTAAGTCTGTTAGCTTCACGTAAAACTTGATTTAATTCATGTATTGAAGTTTTACTTTCACTTATAAAAAATTTCATCTAATTATACCTTATGTAGTCTGATTTAATTTTTGTGTAGCAAGCTTTATCTGTAGAAAATATAGCGTATAAAATTCTTTTTATTTTTTTAAACATGTGATAATCTTACCCTATATTTTGAAGTTAAGACGCTCAAATTCTAACGGCATAACACAGTGTTATGTCGCTAGTTTAACTTGTGTTTTATATCTCATCAAAACTTGTTGTATCTTTTCAATTTCCATCTGCTTGTCATTTTCTTCATACCTGTAATATCGTTGATTCTGTGTGCGTTTCTGTGTGTTTTTCGGTAGTGTCACAACTATGTGCGAGTTATTATTAATTTGCGTTGTCATATTTTAAATTTCAAGTTATATTGTTTTTTAGATAGTTAAATTGTACTCCACAACGTATTTAAAAGCAAGGTAAATATGAAAAAAGATTTAAAGAAAAAAGTCATTAAACATCTTAAAGAAGACACAAAAGAGTTTAAGGGTCAGATTAAAGATGATGTAAAGTTAAAAAAAGAAATTAAAAATAGTGCTTCTTGTGCTGCAATGACGATGCATAAGAAAAAGTAGCTACCTACCTATTCAAAACAACCATAATAGCTACCTATATTTTAAGTAGCTATTATGATTTGGTTTAATTAGTCTGTAGGTGGTTTTGGTAATGGCATCCAGTG